GAAGACGGCTAGCATTATTATCCTATTACATAGATTTCCTCTGTCGGTCAGTACACAGGACTGAAAGACAAGAACGGAAAGAAAATATTTGACGGGGATATTCTTAAATTCATAGCACCTGATGGCACTATACGATATTTTGTCGTAGAATGGGCAAGTGAAGATAGAATATTAAGACCACTATCTGATTTTGTGCCTGACGGCAACCCTGTTCGTTTCAGCGGTTGGTGTTTCAATTGGAGAGGGTACCGTTTATACCCGACGGTGATAGACGGGGTGGCTGATAATGAAGTAATGGAAATCGTGGGAAATATTTACGATAACCCCGAATTAATAGAGTAAAGCGCATGAAGAAGATAATGTTTAGTGATGCTTTTTGCCTTACAAAGGCTGTACTTGACGGGACGAAGACGATGACGAGGAGGAATCTTACTCTGACATTAGATAAAGATGTCGATGGCAAACTAATCCGAGTATATCCGTCAAAAGTCTTTTTTGACAATGGAAAATGGCTCTTTGGCTACGATGGTAAAACTTACTTCTTGCCAAAGGAGAACTATCCAGCTTACAAGGTAGGCGAAGTGGTAGCGGTGGCACAAAGCTACAACGCCGTCGGCAGACCGCAATACGACAAGTTCGGAAGGGAGGAGGCTGGAAACACCAACAAGATGTTTGTCAAGTCCGACCTGCTTCCCCACCACATCAAGATTACAGATGTCAAGGTAGAACGTCTACAAAGCATAACAGATGATGATATTATGCGTGAGGGAATTTATCGATTCGGCAAATCCGTATATGCTTTTGAAAGAAAGGCAGAAGGTTATTTGTCAATGTTCCCAACCGCACGTGAAGCCTTTGCTTCACTCATTGACAAAATCAGCGGCAATGGCACGTGGGAGAGTGACCCGTGGGTGGTAGCGTATGGTTTTGAATTAGTAGATTAATGTATGGACGAATTAAGAAGAGAATATATCATTCCTGCGCATTTAAATCATGCGGAAATGATTGATTGTAGTTATCTGTACAACAAAAAGAGTAAATCACGTGCAGGGTCAACACCCTACGCAAGTAAAAGAAAGCGGAAAAAGAGAAAGTAAGATGAAAATATTAGTACAATTTAGCGGAGGAAAGGATTCGCAGGCGTGCTTGATAAAGGCTTGCAATGAATATGGCACACAGAATGTAACCGCCGTATTCTGCGATACAGGATGGGAACATCAAGATACTTACAAGCATATAGAAAGTGTGGTTAAGCAGCTTGGCGTAAAGTTGGTAACATTACAGTCGGCCAAGTATATGAATTTTGTAGATTTGGCTATCAAAAAGGGTCGATTCCCGTCTACACGAGCAAGGTTCTGTACGTCTGAATTAAAAGTTATTCCTATGATAGACTACATTTTATCACAAGATGAAAGTTTTATCATTATTCAAGGGATAAGAGCAAAGGAGAGTGCTGCCAGAAGCAAGTACGATGTGGAGTGTTCCTATTTCAAGGAGTACTTCAATGATGAAGTGAAAGGCTTGTACCACAAGACAGCCGTTAAGGAATGGTGTAAAACGCACGATGCAAGTGTGCTCCGCCCGATATTCAGATGGTCGGCACAGCAAGTAATAGACCATATCCTTGAAAATGGTCAAAGACCTAACCCACTTTATGAGCGAGGTTTCTCTCGTGTTGGTTGCTTCCCTTGTGTTATGTGCAGAAAGCGTGAAATACAACTCATATCAAAGGACAAATGGGCAGCACAACGATTGATAGAAGCGGAGCGGAGAATGAAAGAAGAAACAGAGAGAGGCTCGACTTTCTTTTCACCTGGCTATATTCCCGCCCGTTTCTGTGCAAATGGTGAATATCCTACCATACAGGATGTGTTCAAATATGTAAACCGAAATGATACAGAGCTGGACATGTTTGAGCCAGAGGGAGGATATAGCTGTATGAGTCTCTATCATGGTTTGTGTGAATAAATAAAAACAATTATGAAAGTAGAATTGACAGATTCACAATTGCTTTCCGTGCGCTACATAAAAGTTGATGCAGGTGTACGCTACTGGGAAGACACAGCGGTAAATGGTGAGGATGATATAGATTTTTACGAAAGCAAAGGAGTTGGTACTCCGAAGATACCATGCGCCGTGCAAGTAAAATCAAAAGCAACAAGCTGCATCTATAGTGACCATTACCGATGGCAACCTATTATTGACGTGGAGACGGGTAACATCGTGAATTGGAAGAAAGGCATTAGGGCCATCGTGCATTACAAGGTATGTGATGACGGCACGTATTCTTTGCTTGATAAAGATAAGAAAGAGATTATCGGTGTAGATAGTTATGTCCCAAAAGTTCTTTGCCCAAAAGGAGATGGATATGGCGACTACATTATAATGACCGTTGACAAAGATGGTTTTATAAAAGATTGGCATTGTAGCAACGATGACCTGACAGCGATAATCGAAAACAGATTTTAATAAATAAAAGTATTATGAAAGTAGAATTACAAAGCGGCGATACAATCGTCATTCCCGAGGGCTGCAGGGCGGTCGTCAAGGACGGAAGTGTGGTTTTTGAGAAAGATTTCGAGGACGGAGACGTGCTGCACTCTATATACGACGATTTAATGTTGATATACAAAGAGAGTTGCTCATCGGAATGTTTTAGCTCGCATTTTAATATGATGCATAACTATAACACTGGTTGGAATATACGTTCTTTCCGCCACGCTACCGAAGAAGAAAAGCAGCTCCTGTTCGACAAGATGAAAGAGCAGGGCCTGCGGTGGAATGAGGAAGAGAAGCGTGTGGAGAAAATCAGGTGGCGAGCAAAGAAAGGAAAATGTTATTACTTCACGGATACCATGAGCATCATGTCGCACCTTGAAGCCGATGATAAGGTTGATCGTCTGCTGTGGCGTTCCTGTAATTACTTCCGCACCAGAGAACAGGCCGGGGAAGCCGCAAGGAGAGTGAAGGAGACCCTGCGGAAGTACCACGAGGAGACAGGAGAGTGACGCATGAGACAGTCATCATACAGGGGATTCGGCTACGTGCTCGAAGAGGCGGTGTCCCCGAGGAACATCGGCAGGCTGCTCGACATGCTCGAAGAAGAACACCGGCCTTACCAGTGCGTGGTGGAAAGTGCGGGAGACAGGGACGGACGGCCTCAGAAACGCCGTCCAGTCAGGCTGCGTGCGAAGACGCTCGCCGACGCACGGCAGTTCGAGTTGTTCATCCGCACGCTCCGGTGACGGATTCCTCCGCCATGGAGAAAAGAAACAGATTTTTGATTTACAGAAAAAAGGAAATTGATTATGACAGAGAAAGAATACAGGGAACGCCGTGCGGAACTCGTCTCACAGGCGATGAGAATCAACGGCAGGTTCTTCCCGAGGTGCCTCACGGCGAGGCTGCGCATGATAGCGCAGCTCGACGCCGCGCACACAGGGTCTTCGGACATCGCCGCGCGCTTGAAGTCGCTCCGGGAGGAATTTTGCACGGCTGGAACTGAAAAAGAAAGGAGGACGCGATGAACACAGCACGTCCGGTGCGGCTGACACGGCAGGAGTTCGTGCGGCACAGGGAGATTACGGACCGTGAGAGGGAGACGTTCGCACACGTCTCCGCGCTGTTCCACACCATCATCGGGGGAGCGAACGACGTGGCCAACAGCGTCATGCTCGACGCAATCGGAGAGATAAGGAAGGCCGGCCTGTACAGGCAGGGCGTGAAGAAGGCCTGCAACGACGCCGTCGCCCGGTACGGCGTGTTCGACAGCGAGAACATGGACGACATGATCAGTGGAGAGGAGGACAAGCGGCGGTTCTACATGGACTACCTCGACAGCGTGAACGAACGCCTGCGGCCGCACGTGTTCATCCTGTACCAGTCGGTCAAGAGGGTGCTCGACCGCAGCATGATACCGGGAAGCTCCGTCAAGGCGCACGTGATGACGGCGTACGAGATGCTGAACTTCGCCGTCGAGCTGTTCGGCAAGTTCTTCGACAGGGTGCCGCCGTGCCGCCCGGTGGACCTGCGCAGGACGTTCGGCAAGGGCGACCTCACGCCTGTCCTGCGGGCGTGGCGGACGGTGGAGGAGCTGGTGTGCCGTGACTGCGGGGGCATCGACCTCAACGCCGACCGTGACTGCCGGCTGGCGTTCGACATCATCGAGACGAAGCTGGTCTCCGAACAGGGGATATGCGAGAGCGGAAAGGAAGCCCTCGCCCTGAACCCCGGACGGCAGCTCGAGGCAGACCGCTCCGTGATGCTGGCGGACAGGAAGGAGCACCGCCGGCTCGTCCTGTCCCGGGCGCAGGAGGAGTATCTGAAGGAGAATTATTCACGGAAGACGAACAGGGAGCTTGCGGAGACGGTCGGATGCGGAGAAACCACGCTCCGGAGATTCGCAGGGGAACTGGGACTGACGAAAAACAGGAAACCATGAACAGGACGAAAATCATCGTATTCGCAGCGGTGTCGCTGCTCGTGTTCGGATTCGCCGCCTTCACGGAGGGCAGGAGACGGCCGGCGAAGGGAAAGGTGACGGAGAAGTCGGAGGTTCCGGCGCACACCGAGACCGTCGACAGGGGCGTGCTGCCGTCCGAAAGCAGACACGTCGGCACGGCATATTTCCTCGTCGTCTCATCTGGGGGAATGACGGAGAAGATGCCCGTCAGCCGTGACGTGTACGAGAACGCCGTCATCGGAGAGGAAATCACGCTGACAGGAAAATGACGATGAAAGGGGAGTGCCGTGCAGGTGCTCCCCTTTTTCGTTTTATATCCACGTGCCGTCAAACGGAAAAACCCCGCTCGTCCTCACGGATTGCAGGGTCATCCTGAAAAAAAACAATCTTGTACCTTGATGAAACTAAACTAAAAAACCTTAATCTGATGAAATGTAAACTCTCTGCAAATATAGCGATTTTCCATGTGACCTGCAAGCATACAGGGAGAAATTCTTGCAAGTTCTGCAAGAATCTGCAAGAATCTTCAAGAACCCGCCTGTCAGACGAGCCTGCGTTTCCTCGCCAGCCACATCAGGACGTATGCGCAGGCGGCAATCAGAACGGCCGACATCGCACCTATCGCCCAGCCTCCAACGTCCATCTTGAACTTCTGCCATTTCGTGAGCTTCTTTTCGACAGGCACCGGAACGGCCACGCTGTCACGCTTAACGGCTCGCAGGCTGTCGTTCTGCGCCCTGTATCTGTCCAGCTGCCGCCGGAGCGTCATGTTGTCCGTCGATGCGTACCAGCGGTCACGGTAGCGGACAATGAGCCGTTCCTTTACCTCGCCCCGCTCGTCCTTGACAATCACCACGCTGTCGTGTACCGCCACGCTGTCACGGATGTTCACGACCTGCCTTTCCACGAGGCTGTCCCTGACGTGTACGCTGTCCTTCCTCGCCATGTAGACGGTGTCCGTGCGCACCGACTGAAGGGGTACGTATGTCCTGTGCGAACATCCGCACAGCAGTGCGATGACGAGCACGGCCGCGCAGAATGCGGTCGAGTACACGAACGCCCTCATCTTCTCTTCATATTCCTTTCCGTCCATAACATTATACCTTTAATGTGAAACACTGTCTTCTCTGCTTTCCGTCGGCACGCTTGTATCCCACATGCACCCACCGGGCCGTCTTCGACTTCTCGACGATTATCTGATCGTAGGGGTAGCCCATCTTTGAGAACTCCGTTGCAAAGAACTTCTCGAACTCGTCCTGCCGTCCGTTGACCGGCTGGAGGTCGGCCGCATAGCCGTACAGATGCGCCGACGTGCGCTTGCCCCCGACGGCCCTGTTCAGCTCCGCCGAGCGGTAGCCGCTGGTGATGCGTATCGCCGGCGTGCCGAGGGAACGTCTTTCGCAGTACTCCGCCCATTCCGCCCTGATGCACTCCAGCAGGCGGATGGTCTCGGTGATGTTCACCCTGGCCTGCGCCGGCGGATTGTTCGGTATTCCCAGCCGCTCCGCCGTGGACGACTTCACCATCTCTCCAAGTGTGAAATTTGCCATTCTTTTGTCTCTCCTTTTCCTCTTTCCTTATTCAATCCTGTCGTTTCCTCCCTCCTTCGTCCCTGTCGTGCGCAGGTACTCCGAAAGGTACGGTATGCGTTCGACGGCCTTCAGCGTGAGGACGTAGTAGACGAACCCCGCCACCTTCCACATCGTCGTGCCGCTGACGAGCATCTGCCGCCAGTTGCGCACGATGTTAGTCCCGTAGAACCATATCGCCACGCCGCAGAGCACCTTCACCACGCCGACCGTCTCCGCATCGTTGTGCAGGAAATGCCCGGTGACGAACACAGACGCCGTCATGACGAAGAAAAGCGTGCAGTGCCGGAAGAACACGAACGACTTGCGCCACTGCCAGCGTTCTCCGTTGACCATCCCTGCGACGAGTCCGAACACGTAGTTCACGACGAATACGACGAGCATGGCGTACAT